CAGGAGGGTAATTGAGAGATGCAGCAGCCAAAAACACGGCCTGAAGATATATGTTGGGAGGATCCATACAATGGCCAAGTGGATATGACGCTATATGCTGATGGCTATGCTATTGATATAGCAACGGTGTTCACGGCTCGCAAATGGAAGGTGTGGGAAGCGTGGCAGCAGAAGTACGGAGGGTTATTTAGAGAATTATCAGTAGGCATTACCCCCAAAATATAAACTTAAATGGCAAGAATTCGCACTATAAAGCCAACTCATTGGGCAGATAAGGAGCTTCCTAAAATACCACTTCAGGCACACTTGCTATGGATTGCAACGTGGAATTTTTCAGATGACTCAGGAGTATTTGACGCAGACCCGCTATTAATCCGTTCGCAGGTTTTCCCCCGGCGTACCGATATAAGGGTGGAGCAAATTCAATTATGGATTGGCCAGTTAGTAAAAGCCCGGTTTATACTACCTTTCACATTTAATGGTGAAGGCTACTATGTACACCGCACTTTCGGAACTCACCAGCGTATTGACAAGCCGCAGCCGTCACATATCCCTGAAGATGTGTTAAGTAGTGTATTCGTGGAATATTCCACGAACGTTCTTGGAACGATCCCGCCTGTAGAGTATAGTAATAGTAATAGTAAGGGAGGGGAGGGGAGCGTACCGCCGCCCGCGCCCGAATTGTCTCAGGAAGAAATAAAGTTTCACTCATTCAACGGCTGGTTGCAAAACAATGCCCCGCAGGTATTGAAGATGAAAGAGCAAGTCACACCTGAACAATTTCGGAAGCTGACAGAGGCTTGGGCGCTTTCTCCGCATTTGAAGCAGCAGCATTTAGACCTGATACTGGCAATGCACAATTACAAACCATTGCTCACTAAAAACAATTCCGCTTACCTAACCCTGCTCAAATGGGCTGAAAAGGATAACAAAAAGACCTCCGATGCAGACAGATAAATTGCTGGCTTTCGCCAAACTACCACCGCAGGCTTTGGAATTAGAAGCCGCTGTCATAGGCGCGCTTATGATGGAAGGCCATAGGCTAGATGATGTACGGGAGATTCTGACTGACGGGGATATTTTTTATAAGCGGCAGCATCAGGTAATTTATGCTGCCATACTTAGCCTACGTGCTGCAAATAAGCAAATTGACCTGCTGACTATCACGGAGGAGCTGACGAAATTAGGCAATCTAGAAGCGGCTGGCGGTGCTTACGGGGTTACTATTCTCACTTCCAACGTCGTTAGTTCTGCGCACTTGGAAACACACGCCGAAATAATTGCTCACAAGCGCACTTTACGCGAGCTGATTATCTCAATGCAACGCGGACTTGCCGCCTGTTATGATGTGGAGGCCAACGCGGCAGATATAATTGCTGATTTGAGCCGCGAAGTGTCGGAGATGGGAGATACAGGGTCGGTTGAAACCGTACATCATATCTCAGAAGCTATGCTTGAAGCCGCAAAAGAGTTAGAAACGGCTATGCAGAACCCCGGCCACCTCACAGGTGTAGACACAGGTTTGAAAGCGGTAAACATGCTCACCAATGGCTGGCAGCGTTCAGACCTCATAGTGCTCGCTGCGCGACCATCTCAGGGCAAAACGGCGCTTGCGCTGGAGCTTTCCCGCGCGTGTGCCTTATCTAAAATATCACAACCAAAGCCTGTATTATTCTTTTCGCTGGAAATGGGCAAAGTGCAACTCGCGAAAAGGCAATTTGCGGCGGGTGCAAGCGTGGAAATGGGCAAGATACAGCGGGGCGATGTAAGCACGCAGGAGTTTACCAGAATTGTAGACGAGTTAAACCGCTCAGCCAGTTTTCCCCTTTACTTGGACGATAAGCCGGGCTTAACCCTTTTGCAGCTCTGTGGTAAGGCGAGGCGGTTTAGGAGGCGGCACGGCATAGCTATGATCGTTATTGACTACCTGCAACTGATTTCTGCCAAGAAAGAAAAAGGCAGGAACCGAGAACAGGAGATTGCGGAGATAACGCGCACCCTAAAGCAACTCGCCAAAGAATTGCAGATACCCATAATTGCCCTGTCCCAGATGAATCGGGATAACGACGAGGGCAATCGTAAACCGCGCCTTAGCGACCTGCGGGAGAGCGGAGCCATTGAGCAAGACGCAGATGTGGTGTGCTTTATCTGGCATGAGAAAGACGGCAATTCAGGCTCGGTAAAGAATCAGCTTGTGTTTGCGAAGCACAGGAACGGGGCGACAGATACTATTGAGGTCATTTTTGAGGGAGCAACACAGCGTTGGAAGGATATGCCCGACGCCTTTGATATTGATGCGCCGCCACGCTTTAACCCGTATGGGGGGATGCGTAAAGACGCGAGCGTGGCAGGTTATAATCTAAGCCCGTCATCAGGGGGTGAGGTTCCTTTTTGAATATTAATAACTGCATAATTATTAACTAAGTGAAGAGCAACAAACGAAAAAATGAAATATAACATTTGCATTTGCATAGGCATTGACCCAGATACTGCTAAGTCGGGCGTAGCCATAAAGCAAAACGGCAAAATTGAAGGAACAACAATGAGTTTCTTTGACCTGTACGAAACTCTGCAAAATCTTAAAGGCCATGATGTATTGGTACGCGTATCTGCTGGATGGCTCAATAAGAAAACCAATTTTAGGCAAAAAATTAAAGTAGGTGGAAGGTGGGTAGAGCCGCCGCCCGGTGTGCGGGAAAAGATGAGCGAAAAGACAGGGCGCAATCATCAGGTAGGTATGCTGATAGCAGAAGCGTGCAAGCATCTTAGCTTAGAATATGAACTTGTAAAGCCTTATGAAAAGAAGTGGACACCTGAAATATTTAAGGCTGCGACAGGGATTGATACCAAAAATCAGGAGATTATTGATGCTGGGGTGCTTGTTATTGGATTTTAACCTCCAACCCTTACAATCATGAATCTTCCAAATGAAAAAAGTATATTTGTACCCAAATGCCACTACTTGATAAGAACACTATAGACACACTACAACGTGAAGGAAAGGTGACGCTAACCCAAAAACATAATTCCCGACCTTTCAGAAGTCGGGAATTATAAATTCATCCATTATGGCAAAAACAACAGACCGAAACGAAAAAGGACAATTTATTGAAAATAACAAAACTGCTGAAAAGTGGACTGAATCAAAAGTGATAGAAATATTGCAAACGATGTACGACAGACTTATACAAGGCTCTGAAATGCAAAACGGCAATATTGTTCGTGCAAATGATATAAAGTTGGCAGGAGAGATAAGATTGATGTTTGGAGTGAGCCGCCAAATGTGGAACGAATGGCAAGATAAGTTTAAAGAAAGTGTTCCCGTTTCCGACTTTATAAAAAACATTACCGAAATTTTGGAGTGTAGAGTGTTATACTCTGGGCAGACTATGGATATATTTTTACTCAAAAATAAGTACGGTTATAAAGATAAACAGGAGATAACGGGTGCTGATGGAGCTCCACTAAATCAAACGATTATTATAAAGGGCGAAAAGTTCGCTAAAAGTGATATTAATAGATAGTAGTTCTTATTCAACAGGATTTCACGATGTTTTACATTCGTGGGATAGGTATTTAATTGCTTACGGTGGCCGTGGAAGCGGTAAGACAGATACGTTTTATTTAAAGTATTTACTTTCTTTATTTGAGCCATTTCACTTCAAACTTGCATATATAAATAAAGAAGCTGCGAGTATAAAAGATCACCAATATGCAGGGTTTAAACGTGTGGCAAAGCGTATAGGTGTTTACGACAAACTACGCTTCTACGATGGCACGTACCACATTACCAACTTGGCGAATGGTAATGCATTAATACCGCGTGGTATGGATGACCCTGAAAAAACTAAAGGATTAGATGATATTACGGCTATATGGTGGGATGAGATAAATAAAGGCACATTGGAGGATTTTCAGGCATTGAACGCGTTGCTTCGCAGCCCGAAGGCTGAGTATCTACAATTTGCGATGAGCTTCAATCCTGTAAGCGATAGGCATTGGCTTAGGAGCACCTTTTTTAGTGAGGCTGATTCACACGCGTTAAATGAGATATACAAAGAAGTGGCTTACTTGCATAGAAGTACATATTGTGATAATGATTACATAAACAAAGATGATTATTATGAAACCCTGCTTTTGAGTGCAGCGGGCAACCGCAACAGAATAAGGGTAGATGTGGAGGGCGATTGGGGATTGCCAGAAAACAATAACCCCTGGCTATACTCCTTTGATGAAAGTAAGCACGTAAAACCTACGCTCCCTTTTTTGCCAGCCTTCACGGTGTACATTTCTTTTGATTTCAATCGCGACCCAATAAGTTGCACGGCTTGGCAGATGAGCCCCCACAAAGGCACTAGAGATAGCTTCATACACTGCATTAGGGAATTTGGCGGCAAGATTCAACTACGTGAGCTATGCCAACGAATAAAGACAACTTTCCCTGCTTCCATTTTGGAGGTGACGGGGGATAGCAGCGGCCGCAAAGGTGATGTGGCTTACAATAGCGCCCATGACAGTGCTTACAGTCTTATCCAAGCGCATTTGGGGTTGCACAAAAGACAAATGAAGCCAAACATTTCCAATCTGCTCCATGAGAATAGTAGAATGCTTTGTAATGCGATGTTCCACAGTTACCCAAATTTATATATTAGTGAAAAGGGTTGCCCAAATTTAATTGCGGACTGCCAAATTGCGCAGGTCGATGATAAAAGCAAGAAGCCGCACCAATTGCGGAAAGATAGAGATCAGTACAAAATGGATTACTTCGATGGTATGCGATACTACTTCCAGATGTACTTCCAAGAATTCGCTAACAGCACATATTTTAAACTTAAACAGAAATGAAAATCAAATTTGTAAACTGCTATCAATACAATAGTAAAGACGATTGGGCACTAAATATTTTTCGGATATGACAACCCTAAAAAATAATCCACTCTATCGAATTGCCTTTCAATCCAAAGTACACGGCATAGACTTATACATCCCTGCTGAAGGGGCAGCTTACCACACCTCCCGTTACATGGCAGCAGGTGCGCAAGATATATACAGCAGCGCCGGGGCTACCAAAGAGCTCACGGGTAAAATCTACAAAGAGATAAAGCGCCTATGCAATGATGCACACTCAAAAAAAGATATATCCGCGCTCATGGATATAAATACCTGGATGGATAATTTACTATACCGCCACAGTTACCCAATAGATGAGCTCTGCTCTGTGCGCATGGGAGCCATATACTCGTTTATGGAGGATGAAGACCCCGACACCATGCACGATCTGTTTACGCAAAAGAAGGTGGCCTTTGCAATGGGTAATTTTGAGCAGGGGGTTAGGTCTGACCCGGAACTGTACACTTTTTTTTTGAGTATGGGTATCGTATACACGCCAGCGTACAGGGAGCTGTCAGATATTACGACAGATACGGACTATTTCAGCCGCAGGAGCGAAACGATAGCGGCCCTGACACCACAGCAGTCGCACAGCGGGTAGATGAGCACTATATGAACTTTACCCTTCACGCGTTGCAAGCCACGGAGGGAGACCAAATGAAGGCTGATTATATGCTCAATTGTAAGGTTATGGAGTACTACTGGCGGCTTGTAAACAGAAAGAAGTACGTAGATTGGGTAGAGAAGGGAATGGCAGACGCGAAAAGGAAATAATTCAATATAATCAAAGAAGGTGAGTTAGACGAAGTGTCAACTTGTGCAAAAATTGCACAGGTTCAAAATGAAGGAGGGAGAGAGGTGCGCAGAGACATTGATTTCTACAATCTTGACATGTCTCCATCTATATCCCTGCACATTACTGTGATTTCACCGAATTCGGTGAAATTGAAATTCGGATTATTAAGTCGCTCCCATAACAATAGATATTCCAGCGTATCTTTTCTTGAAAGCCAATTGGAAATAACCATTCGCCCTTTATCCTCAAAAGCCGCAGCTAAATCAGTAAAACTGGTATATAGTTACCGAAATATTTCCTTTTGGTAAAGGAAAGTCTTCATTGAGTGAGTATCTTTGACTTTTCAGGTCGGGCGCGGCCTTCCCTAATACGCGTCAGGCCATAAGCCGCCTATAAGTGCGCACTTCCATTTAGAAGTACTTGTAGGCAATGCCGGAACTATACGAAATAATACACCAGATAACGTACCGGGCCGATACCTCCGCTATTACGCAGGCTTCGGAAGCGTTTGCATCACAAACGAGGGTGTTGGCAGGGCTGCAGCGTGCGCTCGCCTCCATGCAAGGGCAGTACGACAGGGCGCGGGCATCAGGAAACGTAGCAGAACAGACGCGGCTCACGGCAGCTATGGACAGGCTTAGAACTGCTATTCAGGCACGAACGGCAGCTACGCGTGAAATGCTCCTTACAGACAGAAATTTACAACAAGGATTACAGCAGGAGGTAGGAATTATAAACGGGCTTACCGTTCGTCTGAACGCTTTACGAGAGGCTCAGCGAAGTGCCACCACTACAACTGAAATTAGAAACTTTGGGCGTGAGATTGCAAACGTAGAGCGTGATTTAGCCCGTGTGTCAGGAAGTCGTAACGGTATATTAGGGCAAATGCGTAGCGGATTTTCTTCAGGGTTAGGAGTGGCCGGGGCTTTCGGAGTTGCCAATTTGGTGTCTTCCGGTATTGGTGCTTTGACTGCATATCTTGATAAAGCAAGCGAGCTTGCGAAGCAGACTGAGGGCGTGGAGGTGGCGTTTCGGAGACTTGACAATCCAAACTTGCTAAAGAATCTACAATCGGCCACACGCGGCACTGTCTCAGACTTAGAGTTAATGAAGTCGGCTGTGCAATTCCAGAATTATGGCCTGCCTGTAGATAAGTTGGCTACCGCCTTACAATTTGCCCGTACAAGAGCGCGGGAGACAGGGCAAAGCGTTGAATACCTCGTTCAGTCAATCACAACGGGTATCGGTAGGCAGTCGCCGCTAATACTTGACAACTTAGGTCTAAATGCAAAACGTGTAAGAGATGAATTCGCAAAGATGGGCAACTTTGCGGATGCTGCTTTCAAAATAATTCAGGAGGAGTCGGCCAAAAGCGGAACTGCCTTAGATAGCTATGCAGATAGATTAGATCGTGTAAATACTTCAATAGAAAACCAACAAGCCAAGTTGGGCGAAGGCGTTAATAAGTTCAAATCTTACGCGCTTGCTACAGGTAGTGATATAGTATCATTATTTAGCGGCGATGATATAGGGTACGGTAACACGGCATTTGACAGATTATCGGCGGCTTATGATGATCAGGAGGTGACGGACGCAGCCTATCAAGAGCAATTGGCGGCAAAACAAAAGTTTGAAGATTCTTTTTTAGCCATTACCGATAATTACGCCAACGCTGACAATGAACTGCGCAGCGAAATAGTATCTAAAGTAGAGGGCTGGCAAAGCATATTACTGGCAGGAGCAGCCCGATACTATGGGGCCGATAGTGAGCAGTATGCGGCGTATGCTAATAATCTGCTTTCAATGGCTGAACGGCTGTGGAGCCAGTTTGCTAAGCTGCGTGGTGAGAGCACGAAAACAATCAGCCCTGATAACATGGACGTTTCAGGGCTTGAAAAAACAATCAGCCGAAACAAAGAGCTTATAGATAGCTACACCACCTCCGATCTGAAAATAAATAACAACCTCGTAGAGCGCAACCGCCTTTTAAAGGAAAACAAGGATAATCAGGAGCGAATCAATGATATTCAGGGTAAAGAAGATAAGGTAAGTGCGGGTAAAATAAAATCAGCCTCCGCCGTAGGAAATCGGCAAGAGGACTTAGAGCAGCGTTTACAGGAGACGCTTGCAGGGCTACGTCAGAAAGGGTTGGAAATCCGCGAGAAATCAGAGGTTGAAAGTGCGGAAAAGATAGAGCGCATCAATCTCCGCCCCCGCGACACAGCTATTCTGAAGTTGGAAAACGACATTGATCAGGCACGTCGTAAAGGTCTTCTTACTGCCAATGTAAACGCGGTATTTGAAAACATCCGAGTAGAGATAAATGCCAATGCAAATGCCCAGATTGAGCAAGACACGGATAAATTTTATGAAACACAACGCGCTAAGCTCATAGACTTCTTCCAGTCGTTAAACAGCGCGGAGCTCAGCAGCTTGAAAGCCTTATCAGGATTACCCGGATATTCAGATATAAGCACCTTGCGCCGTATTGCGCAGCTTGAAACACAGGCGCAGCTTGATGAGCTTCAAAAGAGGTATGCCGCCAATGTACGCACGGCGCAGGAAACCGCGCAGGGTCTTGATATTATGCTCAAACTTGGCGAAGATTTTCAGCAACAGAGCAATATCATTAAAGAGCAGGGATTGCGAAGAGAGTATGATGTGTACAGTAAGCACTATCAGAGCATACGTGAAATTGTAAGCCATGAATTACAGGAACAGGTAAATGTTATTACCCGTGCCCAGAATAACGAGCAGGAGGCTTTACAGGCCTCCTATGATGCGGGCGAAACTTCATATAGAAAGTATCTCAAACGCAGGGCGGAAATTCAGGCAAATTTCAACTCGGAAAGCAACCTACAACAGCAAGCGCAGATTACAGAGGAAATAGAGCGCGCTATGCAGCTTATTGGCAATGCCGCTGTATCAGGTCTTCCCTCCGAAGAAATTGCACAGTTACAGGATAAATTAGAATCGTTACGCGCGGAATTGGCTAAGCTAAAGGCTGCAGCTACAGATAATGCATGGGGTGATAGTCCCTTCAGGCGTTTCTTTTCAGAAGTTGAAGACTATATAGACGTTTTCAATGTCATCGCTTCCGCAGTAGCTGATGGGCTGAACATGATAGAGGAGCGCACGCAACGTAGTGCAGAAAGGGAGCTGAAGATAAGAGAAAAGAGGCTGGAAGATGCACGTATATTGGCAGAGCGCGGCAACACCGAGGCTTTGAAATCAGAGCAGGAAAAGATTGCAGAATTAGAACGTATAAGGGAGGCGAGCGCAAGAAGGCAGGCAATTGTAAATAGCAGCCTTGCGCTTTCTTATGCAATTGCAGGTGTAGCCAAAGCTGCTTTGGAAGGCGGGGGGGCGTTTGCTCCTGTAACAATAGCCGCCTTTATTTCAGCACTTGTAGCAGGCTATGGATTTGTCTCATCATTAGACCCTCCTGAATTAGGCCTCAAAGAAGGCGTTATTGACTTACAAGGCCCGGGCACATCTAAAAGCGACAGCATTAACGCGCGCCTAAGCGTAGGCGAAAGCGTAATGACGGCCGAAGAAACGCAGAACTACAAGCCCTACTTAATGGCTATGCGTGAAGGCACTTTTTCCCCCATGCTGCGTAATGACTTTTTCAACAGTTCAGTATCCGGGTTCGCCTCAAAAGCAGACTTGCGCGAATTGTCAGCCAAATTAGACGAGGTAGTAGATGCTGTATACGATACACAAACTAAGGTAGATACCCGTGTTACCAAAGATGGCATTTACCAAGCTGTAGATACAGTAGCAAAACGCGAACGGAGGCGCTGGGCATCTTAATGGCCATACGCATCTATTTCCGGCATCTTCAAATGTTCAACGTAACAGGCGCCCCTATCATCTATACGGGAGCTTCGCCCGTTACTGTGGTAGCTACGGCGGGCACTGTCCCTCAAACGGAGTGGATTGATGTTACCAATGACGTAAGCGATGAAGAGGCTTTGCGGCTTACATGGACTCTAAATAAACTTAATAATGGTAACGACTCGATAGCCGGGGAACTCGCACCGCAAAGGGGAGTTACATCAAATATTCAGGTAGAAGGTAATGCTTATCATTTTGTTTCCGCGTGGTGCAAAGACCATGTAGCGGCTCCGCTTAATGCCATTGATGTAAAGATTGAGGATACCGACTGCGGAGAGTACATAGGCTATCAGATAAAAAGCTCGCAGCTCGCATGGTGCGAAGATGGGTTGTGTGCCTTTGATCTGTCAATAAAACAGCAGGATGAAGCCATGAACTGCATGAAGCGTACGCTCATAGCCGACAACTGGCAGGGATGGTTTAAAAATACGGGGGGTAAGGTACACCCTCGCTTTTCCTACTGCAATGAACAACGGCCAAACGGCGTATTGATTATGCTGTGGTACATCACCTCGCTGGTGGCTATTGTATTCACAGTAATATTACTACCGCTAATATTAATCATTAACATTATCCTGATCCTGCTGGCCATCATAGTAGCAGTGATTGATAGCATCCCCGGTATAGACCTTGGTATTGACATTCCCGACCCGATAGGACCCGGGGATCTGCTCAAGAATCTCATAATGTTTTACGTGGAAAGCGCAGGTTGTGGCAGGGAGCACCCTGCGCCACTCATACGCGACTACATAAGCAATGTGTGTATGAAGTGCGGTATTGAGGTAGATGCCGTTACAGCTCCCATATTCTTTGCACCAACAATCACAATAGAAACATCATCTCGTGGCGTGGTAACAGAGCGCAATCCGCACTACATGGCGTGTTACCTCAATGCAGACACGACGAAGGGCATTCGCAGGTTTCGGGGCTTCAATATATTTGTATCGCCTGTTCCAAACAATACTGACTTTTACAGAGAAGATAACGCTCCTGTGCTTGCGCTGGATATGTTTCTTAATAACATAAAAGGCATATACAATGCAGAGTGGAGATTAAAGGGCAACAAGCTATACTTCTGGCGCAAGGACTGGTATAAAACTGAGGGAGCTTACCTGTATGACTTTACAGGTGAGAGTGCCGACCGCAACAAAATACTGGAAGGCATCTGCTTTAGTTGGAATGAAGTAAAGTACCCTGCTGCCTGTGAAGGCATCTACAACGATGATCCGCTAGATAGCTGCGGTAATGAAGCAAAGGCGCACATGAACGATGTGATTTCCTTTGGCCTTACTGATGATAACCCCAACTATGAGGGTATATTGGATAAAAAGCAGGATTTTGGAGCTACAAAATTCCGCCTGGATGGAGTATCTACAGATTACGTGTATGATGCAATGCAGATAGTCTTAAAGTTTGAGTTCTTATCGCTGTGGATTTTTGTGCTTATGCAAAAGGTGCATTACTGGATGCGAGATTATGCAAACCATGGCTTACTGCTCCGTGACGATCTGCTCATACTCCCTAAAATACTTATTTGGGATGGCAAGGATTACATGAATGCAAAGGCTGTAAAGACGCACCGCGCTCACCCTAATGTAGACGGGTATACTTCACCCGTACCTAACCCATTTTATCCGTTTTACGAAGGAGATGTGGCCGTTGTTAAGCCTTGGCACGAAGTACACGAGCCCCAAACCGAGGTTTTGGGTGATGGTGTAAGCCTTGGCTCCGTGCCCGAAGGGTACTACACTGTGCAGGACTATCTCGGCATCAATATCGCTGAACAGCCTGCTTTACTGGTCAACTACCCTATGTACTTTGAGCCACATTTTCAGGGTACGTTGTGGGATTGGTTTCACTGGGTTGATGACCCTAAACGCAACCCTCGCATGAACATGAGCTGGAGCGTGAAGCTGGAACTATGCTGCGAAGACCTGAAGCTATTGAATGTACTGGGTGATGCTTCAGACGCAGAGCTGAATGCGCGTGTAAAGCTCCCCGTTGCATATTACCCCGAGGGTATTATAGATGAGATAGAGGTAGTCTATGACCCTACAGAAGATACCGGCCGTTACATAAATCTTAAAGGAACCCTATAGCATGACATGGGCTGATACTATTTCCGAACTTGAATATTTTACCAATCCCGGGCCTTGGGATTGCTACGGCGAACCTTTGCTTTCACCTGACAATCTCGTATTGCAGGCGGTATTTGAGCCATCACCTGTAGCTGCATACAAGTTGCGCATTAATGTACTTCGCCCTGACGGCGTTCTTTTAGAAGCCAATGCGCAGGGCGTATACTTTGACTATGTGTTTTTTAATGCGGTAATAGGCGGCGAAGATGTTACCTGCTGCAATATAAAAATGAAAGATTGGAGCCCTGCTATGTGCGCCAATGGCTGCTTTGTCCTTGAGGTGGTGGTAACAACCTCCACCGGGATTTCATTATTTTGGAAATATACACAGCGGTACAATGCTGTAGGATGCGACACATCGCTTTGTGGTACGCCCCCCTTACTTGTAGCTGAGTTAGATGATACGGAGACGCCACAAGGACACAAGCAGCTTAAAATAGACCTGTGTGGGCAGGGCCCGATTCCTATTGACCCGTGCCGTGGTGAATACATCAGGCTGGAAGGGTCATGGCCGTGCGATGACAGCATAAACGGAGAGTATTACGGCACTCCTGAAAATATAATAAACTGTTGCTATGATGAGGGCAACGCTGGGTTTGACGCGCCTTTCCCATTCACGAAAGGAACATGGTTAAGCGCCTCATTTAAGAAAGCTCCCCGCGAGTTGAAGCGTATCATTTCCCTTAACTGCAAAACGCAGCGGGTGGAGGTAGTGACTAAAAAACAGATGCACGGCAAAGACCCTTACCCGGAGTGGAAGATGGAAGACGTGGAAAATATCCTGATAGCGCCACGTATACTTGTGGAGGGCGTAGAATACCTGTACCGTGAAGCATCTCCGTTTGAAAGACTACATGAGTGTACAAGTCATTTTCGGTTGAAGGGCAACTTTGAGCTGTGCCCTAAGCGTCAGACGTTCGGCTGTAAAGTAGACTGCGAAGAAAAGGCACGCTACTTCAAGCTGGGGCGCATATCTCCCAACGGGCGGTACTATGATGAGGGCGGCAAGTTAATAGCCACTACCACCACCAGCAGGTCAGCAGAAGCAAATCTTTTCCTATGGCTCCGCACACGCCCAGGCGTTACTTACGCCAAGATAATACCCACCTCTGTACTTGACTGTACTGCTGCTCACCTGTGGATGATAGCTGGCAGGGAGGCGATGCCTACAGTGATTTACTCGGGCTATGTAAGAGGTGGCGAACGTATGTATGGAATAGACTTGGGACTTACTAACCCCGACTACTCTGTACTGTGCGCCACACCATCAGCGCAAACATTATGCAACGCTCCTGTGCTGGATGTGCCAGCGGTAGCTGCTTTCGCCTGCGATACACCTGTGCTTAGTACACCTGTGGTATCAAACTACCAGACCTCGCTTGTGCTAGATAGCACTGCTCCGTGGGTGCTGGATGCAGGCCTGTCAAATGCTACACTCACCGTAAACACCGTGCAATTAGATTTCGTTGTACTCAATGCAGGGTCAACAAATCCAGACTTTGTTTGGGGCAGCGAATGGATAGGCACAATATCTTCTGCGGGCAGGCCTGACATAGCAATCATTTTTGATTCTACCAACAGCTCGCTCCCTACAGGCAGGCAGTTGCAAATAGCCGACAATGGCCGCTTCTACTGGACAGGCAAGCCTATCAGTGCAGATGGCAGCGGGGCACTTATTGAAATATTCTCAATTACCTACAACGTGTAATAATGGCAAAGAAAATAACAATTACAATTACAGATCACGGTACTCCCTGTACAAACTACTACGAGGTGCAGTACAAGCCGCAATCAGGTGCAGTTTGGACTAATGCTGCACAGGGAGCAGTTACAGGCGATACGGTAACGCTCGCTCCGATACCCGACAATGATGATTGGGATTGTCGGGTTCGTCGCTTCTGCTGCGATGGTACATGGAGCGATTGGATTACTACCACCTTCACAACTTTATAAAGCATGGCCTACACGCTGACTATTTCAATTAATGACCCTGTTTTACCACCGGGTGAAACATTTGATGTAAGCTACCTGCATCTTCTTACCGGAGGTGCTCCCGTTGCGCTTGGCCCAAAGACTAATGAGCCATTTACAATCTCTGATGTGTTGCCGGGGGATTATGAAATTTATGTAGAATATGAGGGCTGCATTTTCACTTACTGTGTGAGCTTTGCAGGTGCGCCAAACCCGCCCCCACCTCCGCAGGGTTGTGCCGATTGCCCTGTATTCACGGATATATTTATTGAGAATCATATATTTTCTGCTGTGGATTATCTGATTATTGAAATGGAACAGGAGTTAGGCGATAACTGCTTCCTGACAATTAAGATAGGCCGTACAATGGCAGAGGTTATCTCCGGCGATTGTATCACTTTATACGTAGAAGGCGCATACCTTCCTGACGCGAGTGTGGTAGCTTTGTGGAATAACTTCCCTTGCTACCTCCGTATTATGCTGGGCTTTGTTCCCATTGGGGAAGTTGGGGAAGTTTGCTTTGAGGGAGAAATTACAGATATACGAGATGTTTAGTATTTATATTTGCAATATCCTACCAGCCGGGCGCGGCACTCTATAATACGCAATCAGGCTTCTTTGAATGTGCCTTTCAAAACATTCTGTGATCGGGCGCGGTCATCCTACAAAAACGCATCAGGCAATACTCCGCCTCCAAGGTAGTCTTCAAACAAACTTTAATTCTTTTACGAAGATGTATTGCCCTACAGCATGTGCAGATTTTACTCTGCTGGGCCTGCCTACTGGTGGCTGCCCTGATAATTCGCCCCGTGTTCGCACACCCTCCCGACTGGCATTTATGCCATGTTCCATTGAATTGCCCTCTGTGTATACTGACGCTGCCGTCGTTGGCGAGCTTTTTGACACAGGCGGTATTGTAGTGTCGCCTCCGATCAAAATGGTGATTTCCGACCCTGAGCAGCAGGAAATATCTATCAATCCATGCACTCCTCCTTACCAGCTAACTACACGTCGTATGCTGAGCATAGAGGATCGCACAAAATGGGAGGTGATAGACGACCCTGCTACAACTCCCGCGAACGAAGCAAACAAATTCTACGACTATGCGTGGTGGAAAGACAAGCTAAATCGCCGCTCTTTCCTTCGCTATGGTATTGTGTACTGTAATGGAGATTTTAAGTTCCTCCGCACAGATGACGGCCAGCTTATGCAAGCGCAGCTCAATTTGTTTATTGCGTTTGAAGAGCTGCAGAACAACTCCGGTATGATTGAGTTTAAAAAAGGTAGCATAGCCTTCAGCGGCGACCCGCTGAAGCTGGAAGGGCCCGACTTCAACCTCGTTACACTCGGAATAGAAGTATAATCCTATGGAAGTGCGCCCCGTGAAATACCGGGGCTTACTTTATTCCTTCACCACCTTCACAGAAGTTTGTAAGTATGCTAACGCTCCCGCAAGCTCTTGCCTTGCTAAATGATAAAAGCCGTGCGCTACCCACACAGGTAAAGAGGTGGCGTGATGTGTATCATGGCATAAGCCTGCACACAACGGGCGCAGCTCCCCGTTTCAGCAATGCCGGTTCGGGGTGGATAGAGCCGCCAAATTATTTTGGCGAAGAATACCAAAAGCTATTTGATACGCTACTGCTAAACAGGCACCCCCGCGAAAGCGAGCTTACCCGCAATTGGAGATACTCACAATACCGCCCGTTTACAAAAGACCCCTTCATAAGAATTATGGAGGTGGTAAAAGGTGCCATATTTCAGGATACAAATTATTCTGTAGAAGTAAATCAGAAAGACGATAGTGAGTACGCATGGGGCAATAACTTCAACGGAAACGATATTGTGCGCTACTTCGCATGGGCTTTACAGCACATATTTGAAGACCCGAACGGCCACTTTGTAAGAATACCTAAAGAGCCGGGTTATGCCACCACAACAGCGCGTGTTGAGCCTGATGTGTGGTTTGTCGGCAGCAAAAATATAATCGAAGTCAATGGAGAGGAGATAATCTTTATGCGTGAAGGTTTTGCATGGCTGGTAAATAAACTTGCCATTTTTCGGTTTAAGAAAATCAAGGACGTAAAAACTCAGGCTGACACCTGGGTGAATGCTGATGCAGACGGCTACTATGCGCATCTACTCGGATACCTCCCTGCTGATATTGCAGGTGGGCAGTGGAATACGCAGGGGTTTTACAATTCATGGCTGGACAAAGCAAAGGCTGTAGCGGATGATTTTATTTCCAATAAGAGCGCGGAGCAGCTTGTAAAAAAAGAAGCCTCACACCCGTTCATAGTAGCTGCACAAGAAAAATGCCCGACCTGCGAAGGCGTGGGGCGTGTGCAGGTAGATTGCGAAGCTTGCATAGACGGCGTGGAACTTGTATCATGCCGCAAATGCCATGGTACGGGTAACATAAGCCGCAATCCGGGCGAATGGCTGACGGCTCCCGCTGAGGAGATGGATAAGGAACTAATTAAAATAATTAACCCGTCTGTGGAAGTGCTGAAAGCACACACGGAGGGGAACACAGAAGCCTTTGCCGCTATATTAGATGCTTTGCATCTGCTGCGTGTAGATGAAGCCCAAAGCGGCACAGCGAAGAGTATTGATCAGGAGCGATTGTATCAATTTGTAAGCGAAATAAGCAATGATTTATTTGACCGCCTTATGACCAATACGCTTCGGGATATTATTTCCTATCGTAACGTGATTGCGGTTGACGGCGTCACCCGACCTGCAGCTCAGGGGTACGTAATCGTAAAGCCTACGCAGTTTCAGATAAAGACAGCCTCCGACCTGCTTTTGGAATATAACGAAGGCACAAAAGCCAACGTGCCGACATTTATTCGCGTAAGAATGATGAACGACTACGTAGATAAGCAGTTTGGCGGCGATGTGATAATGAAAAAGAAAACACAGCTTATTGGGCAGCTCGATCCGCTGTGTACATACTCTGTAGTGGAACGCCAGGCTATGCTTGGAAGCGCAGTTGGGAAACGGGCATGGCAGTTCAGCGTAGAGCTTCCCGGTATTATGGATAGCCTCATCCGCGACAAGGGCAAAGAATGGCTATTGCGCTCCCCTTACGATGCTGTAAAGGCAGAAGTTGACGTACTGTTTTCATTGATAGCAGAAGTGCCTGCTGAGGCTTCTGTGGCAGGCTTGAAAGCTACTTAGCTTTTGTGCGACCAACTACTTTCACAAGGCTCTTCAGGGCTTTGCTAAGACTTGCATACTTATCTATTAGATGCGCTCGCTCTGCGTCGTAGAGCCATACGGCGTAGCGTTTAGCTGGGCCTTTGGCGGGATCAATTACCCTACGCGCGCCGCCTCTGTTTTCTTTCTTTTTCATAAGTTGTTATCCATGTTATTAGAAACCACGTCTCTGTACCAGTCTGCTGCATGACATGCACACAACAAGAGGTGTGCATGGATTTGTGCATAAACACCCAGAACGTTGTAAGTCATTTTAACCTTCCGTTATCACGAAGATTTACATACGCATCTATTTGACAATCATTGTATGTATTAGCATCAATTGATTTGCCGGTTTCAATTAGACTTTGAACTTCTTTTTTTATTGCCATTTGCATTGCTGCAGCGTTTATTAAATCATAATTTATTTCTTCGTTTGACTTTTCGTAAATTTCAGGGTAGTGAAACACACCTGTTAGATGAAGGAACAAAATATCATCTTGCCAATCTTCTTCAAACTTAAAACAAATATCTAATTCCTTATTCCCGTAAAAATAAACTCTATCATTTTGACCAACATCAATATAATGGAGGTTACGTTTTTCCATTAAATCCCAATAATCCACTTGTATTCTTTGACCAACAAGATTTTGATAATCCCCATCTAATTTGACAAAACGAACGCCTAACATTGGGTTTTGTGCTATGCCTACAAATAGTTTGTCGTTCATAGTGCGTCAGCTTAGGGCAGACCCTAATATTTCAATCATTTCTTCCAAAGACCAATCTTCTTTTACAAACTCGTAAGACCCATTCTCTAACTCTTTGAAGTCAGGAGCGGCGTTAAAATAATGGAGTGTATTTGTCGAATTGTTATCATAATAATCAAAGACATAGCCGCTATTTTTAAATGCAATACCTAACCTTGTATGAATATTTAAAAAATCTTCTTCTGTTTCTGCTGCCTTCCAAAAGTTGACAAATGGTATATATTTTCCTTCTTCCCAAAGTGGATAAGTAATAAAATTTTCAGAAATAAACGGCATCAGCTTGTTTATTTTTTCGTGCAGAAAAGCCGAACGCGCAACATTGGGTTTGGCGATTAGATTGTCTTTCATATTTCTTTGATTTTAATGTTGTGAATTGTTGTGTTATTCTTTAGTAGCTATAATTAGTTGCTGTTTGCTATTTTTTGTCTTGGATTTAGCGGCTGCTAATTAGCCTCTGCCAGTAACTCTAACAATTTGTCTCGCTGGGCGCGGTAACTGCCAGTCCATGCCTCCCCAGCCGCCCATGCCGCCGCCCCAGCCGCCGCCATTGCCGCCTCAGCCGCCTCCCCTGCCTCCTCAGCCGCCCATGCCGCCGCCCATGCCACCTCCCTTGCCTCACCTGCCTCCCATGCCGCCCTTGCCGCCCATGCCGCCTCCTCAGCCGCCTCCCCAGGCCCCGATGACTCCCCTGCCGCCCTTGCCTCCCGTGCCGCATCCCTTGCCCCTTCTGCCTCCACACC